CAAGAAAGTTGCAAACCAATTAAAATCGCGTAATAGTTCACTATGGCTATCCCCTGCGAGCGATGAAACAAGTTTCTTATCGCGCATCGTTTCCTTGAGCATTGCGCCGATAGCCTCAGCCTCCGCGGGATAAACCCGACAGACGGCCCTTGCCCAGTTGGACAAGACAGGGGTATGAGAGTCAGTAATGAGATAGCCTTGAGCTTTGCGAACTAATACTTCAGGATCAGGTACCGTCTTAGGACTGGCGGTAACATAGAGTTTGCCAAGCTGTCTTGCGACATCGATGTGGCTAGGTGCACCTTCTTCACCTTGGTCCACCCAACCATTGTGGAATATTCGTCCGAGGAAGTCGACGGGGTCACCTGGTAACAAGGCTTTTGCCTTGACTTTGAGCCCCAGCCTTTCACACGTCCGCTCTAGTGTGCTGGTGCTGATGTTAGGTGTCAACCCGTCATCCCCCCCATAAATCCCAAGACCTTTCCAAGCTTGAGCATAGCTTTCGCCAGTATCGACACGTGCTAGGAAGTTCACAAATGCGTTCAAAAACGTGTTCTTTATTGACGTATGAGGTGAACCAGATGGCATATCAAACAAGTGTTTGTATTTCAACCCGTTTGCAGTAACTGCATTAGTGCAGTATTGTGCATTATACAGGGATTCCAATTCTTTATGATACTCTGGTGCAAAACTACGTTTCAAGAACCGTAAGAAGCATTTGGTTAACCATTCCGACACGCGCCCATCCCAGCGCGAAAAGTCTGTGGGAACGACGTTATCCTTTCCGGTCAAAAGAGAGTTGATGGCTCGCCCGAGCTCACGGGGACTCTTCGAAAAGGCATACCAGCTCTGATGTTTCATTACGCTTTGTAAAGCGTAGGTATACCTAGAATAGTTCATCTTGACCGTTCCGGAAATGGTGGTGATATTGCGTGGATCAGTGATCTTGCCATAGGCCTCGCCCTTCATGAATGTCTTCAACATCGACTTAAACGTCGTAGGTTCAGTAGTGAACCATGACTCAGCCAAAGACAGAATTCGTCTTTGCGTAGGACGTTTCTGTTTATCAAAGACATGATCAAAATCGGTTGGTGTGAGGGTCTGTGGAGATACACCTGCTGTCTTAAGCAGGCTATCAATGAAATGGTCTAAGGCAGATTCGTCTGCGACTGTTCCATTCGCAAAATTACGTATGCTAGTGATTCGCCCTTCAATACACTGAGCGTCCGAGTTCACGCCGCGTGTTGGCCCAACAGCCTGTAAGAAAGGAGCTTTCGCTCCTGGTGGTAACAAGCTACGGACCACACAAGGTTCGTCTTCAATGACTTGTCCCCTATACGGTGTGTAGGAGACATTGTTCGGAGGAGGTAACATCGCATGCATCTCCCCTAAGGGTATTTCGAACAAGGTGGGACAATCAATAAAAGCATCAATTAAGAGCGTGGCCATTGTTGTAAATGACATACGATTGTTTGCCCACCATGCAAGAAATGGAAACATGCGACTTTCCGCTCGGAGGTAAGACTCGACAGACGCGACTGGTGCCTCTTTTGCACGCTTAAATTTACTCCATGCTGTCGTGAGGACTGATCGTGGTATCATTGCACAACGATAGACGTTGCAATGTCCAAACGATACATATTCCGTAACTCCAGCATCAATGAGTGTGTCTTTGTCTGTTAAGTCCCTTTCCAATCGGATTCTTGCCATCTCCTCGGTTTCGTAGTCCTGTTTGAGGAACCTTGTGCTTATCCAATGTTGTGACTCGCCTTTCTTCACAACACGGCGGCGCTTCATCTTCGACCCAGGTGCGAACCACCCAGCGGGACCGTAAATTATCCGCGCTGGAAACATTCCGATCAATCGACGTGAAGCGTCCTCTGGATGCATTATTTGTTCGACTGTATAACATATGGTCTTGATTGGTATACCACATATTTTCACGTGGTACACGATTGAGTCGAACTCATAATTCCACAGAGGATGGCTGTAACTTGCTCCACTTGTCATGTTCAGTTGGTAATTTCCCGACTCGTTGAAGGTATAGGCTCCATTAGGAACAGGTCCTGACGCTGCTAGGGGGACAGTTGTCCAAATCAACAAGGGTCGTCCATAAGATAGCCAATATTCGATGTCCAAATAATAATCAACATCAGCTAATTTGATGACTTCTAACCCCGTTGGTGGTCGAAAATCTGCCCATTCATAGCATGCGTCTTTCTCTGTATACAGAAGCCTGAAGCCGGATAACTCGTTTCTTAGGTCAGTTTCAGAAGCACAAACAGAATAGGGCTCATACCCCTGGTCTCGGATAAAACGGTTGATTAATCGTGATGCATTATTTCGTATGGCGGCCGACTGGGGATGGGAGTGAGACTTAACCCGGGGTGCTACCCCCACGGGAAAAGTCAAATTTCGAAAATCACTCCGCCAGTCTTTGGCCATCCGTACGCTGCATTTATCAACCATCCAAGTGATGATGGAGAGCCCTTCATACTGTTGTTTTCTGATGTAACGATAGCAAACTTGACATAAGAAACCGGTTATTATATACCACTGAATTGCTCGGAAGTCGATTTCACTTAGCACCCACAAAATGCGTTGAATCAATCCATAGGCAATCACGAAGACTTTCGTTTCAAGCCGACTTGGTTGTCTCAACACCCACTGTATCCAGGAGCGGTCTTCATAGTCGTCGCACAAGCGTCGTACCACATGTATGGTCAGAAGAGCAGCAAATGGAATCAATGAGCTAAGAAATGTTTTGAGAACACGCATATTCGTAGCAGAAGAGAAATATCCAAA